TACCTGATAAAAACTTGGGAGATGAATGGAAAAGTGAAGGTTCTGTGATGAGGGGATATGAGGCAATGTCTCATGAACTTGGTGTTGTGAGTTGGACTGCAACCCAAGGAAATAGGAGTAGTATATCCTCTGAGATCGTAACTACCGATCAAATGGGTGGATCTATTAAGAAAGCACAAGTTGGTCACGTAATTATTACAGTTGCTAAGACCTTACAACAAAAAGACTCACGTCTTGCGACAATAGCCGTTACGAAGTCTAGAATAGGTAAAGATGGGGTGGTATTTGAAAATTGTAAATTTGATAATGAAATGCTCGTTATTGATACAGAAAATTCTGTAACTTTCTTAGGATTCGAAGAGAACAAAGAAGAAAGAAAAAGAGACAGAATTAAAGAACTTATGGAACAAAGACAACAAAGATTGTCAGAAAAAACAAACAACTAATTTAAATTTAATAACTATGGAAAAGATTTTACAAGAAAATCCGAATCGTTTTGTCCTATTCCCAATTCAACATGAAGATTTGTGGAAACTCTACAAACAAGCCCAATCTTGTTTTTGGACAGCTGAAGAAATTGATCTACAACAAGACCTAACTGATTGGGAAAAATTAAATGAGGGTGAAAAATATTTTGTCAAGAACATATTGGCGTTTTTCGCCGCCTCAGACGGGATCGTAAATGAAAACCTTGCTGAAAACTTCGTAAAAGAAGTTCAGTATACCGAAGCAAAGTTTTTTTACGGGTTTCAAATCATGATGGAAAACGTTCACTCAGAAACTTACTCTCTGTTGATTGACACCTATATCAAAGATAAAGAAGAACAAAATATATTGTTCAATGCAATAGAAACTATTCCTGCCGTTAAGAAGAAAGCGGACTGGGCACTTAAATGGATTGGATCGTCCTCCTTTACGGAAAGGTTAATTGCCTTTGCGGCAGTAGAGGGTATATTCTTTTCTGGTTCATTTTGTTCAATCTTTTGGCTCAAAAGACGTGGATTAATGCCTGGGTTGAGTTTTTCGAATGAATTGATATCTCGGGATGAGGGACTACATACTAACTTTGCGGTTCATCTGTATCGTCATCATGTCCAAGACCAACTATCAAAAGAGAGAGTTTTAGAAATTCTAACCTCAGCACTTACGATTGAAAAAGAGTTTATTACCGAATCACTTCCAGTCGATTTAATCGGAATGAACTCTAAACTAATGTGTCAGTACTTGGAGTATGTTACTGATAGACTGTTAGTTGATTTGGGTATTGGTAAAGTTTATAATTCAGAAAACCCATTTGACTTTATGCAAAATATTGCATTAGAAAACAAAACAAACTTTTTTGAAAAACGAGTATCTGATTATTCTAAACGAGGGGTGGGGGATGTAATTGAAACCAAAGAAATAAATTTTGAAGAAGATTTTTAAAAATAAAAAGTAATGGAAGTTGTAAAAAGAGACGGAACAAGAGAATATGTGAAATTTGAAAAAATTTCATCAAGAATCAAAAAGCAAACATATGGTTTGAATGAAGATTATGTTGATTACTTTGAAGTATCAAAAAAAGTAATTGCTGGTTTATATGACGGAGTGACAACGGAGGAACTAGATCGATTGGCTGCGGAAACATCAGCATCACTAGTAACTAATCATCCTGATTATTCTACCTTGGCGGCACGTATTGCGATTACGTCGTTGTATAAAAGAGTTGATAAAAGGTTCACGGCTACAGCAGATAAGTTATATCATTACATCAATCCTAAAACAGGAGAGAAAGCGGGTATGATTTCAGATGAAGTGTACAAAGTAATTGTTCAACACGGAAAAGAATTGGATGCGATGGTTGTCCATGATCGTGATTTTAATTTTGATTACTTTGGTTTCAAAACCTTAGAAAAAAGTTATCTACTTAAAATGTTTGGTGAGGTTGCAGAAACCCCCCAACATTTATACATGAGGGTTGCTGTAGGTATTTGGCTTGATAATTTGGAAATGGTACAAAAAACCTATGATATGTTATCACAAGGGTTATTTACCCATGCAACACCTACGTTATTTAATTCTGGAACCAAACGACCACAATTGAGTTCTTGTTTCTTGTTAGATATTGATGATGATTCAATTCCTGGAATTTACAAGACATTATCAGATTGTGCGGTGATATCTCAAAATGCTGGAGGTATAGGTGTAAATATTCACAAAATAAGAGCTAAAGGTGCTTATATTAAAGGAACCAATGGATCTTCAAATGGTATTATTCCTATGTTGAAGGTGTTTAATGAAACTGCCCGGTATGTTGATCAGTGTTTTGTTCCAGATACAAAAGTTAAAACAAATCTTGGTTATAAAAAAATTTCAGAGATTACTGTTGGTGATATGGTTTTGAATTCAAACGGTACTTACAATCCAGTATCAAATGTCAAGAAGTTCGAAAAGAAAGAAAGAGATTTTATAACCATCAATTCTTCTATTGGTGAGAATACTGTAACACGAGGGCACCTATATCTTACAATAAAAAATGGTAAGAAAGATGAAAACTTAACATATAAAATTCAAAACAAGTTGGTAAAAGCGGAATGGGTTGAAGCTGAAAATTTGACAACTGAAGATATTTTGATTAAAATGAAATAATTTAAAACTATGAAAAATACAAATATTCAATTAGACCATCAAATTTTAGATGGTGAAATCGAAAGTGAAATTGTTAATCTAAATTTAGATGAGATTGAGTTAGTAACTATAGACTCCATTCAGGAAACAAAAATAGATACTGAAGTATATGATTTGGAAATCGAGCAACTCCCAAATTATACTACAGATATAAGTTTAGTTCACAATGGCGGGGGTAGGAGAAAAGGTTCTATTGCGGTATATCTTGAACCTTGGCATGCTGATGTATTTGACTTTTTAGACCTTAGAAAAAATCATGGTAAGGAAGAAATGAGAGCTCGTGATTTGTTTTTAGCTATGTGGACACCAAACCTATTTATGGAAAGAGTTGAGAGTGATGGACTATGGTCTTTATTTTCACCTGAGGAAGTACCTGGTTTGATTGATGCATATGATACACCTGATTCGAAAGCTTTCACTGAGCTTTATACAAAATACGAACGGGAGGGTAGAGCCATCAAAACTATCAAAGCTCGTGAACTTTGGGAAAAGATTTTGGATTCACAAATCGAGACTGGTACTCCATATATGTTGTACAAAGATGCTGTCAATTACAAAACTAACCAAAAAAATTTGGGTACAATCAAATCGTCAAATTTGTGTATAGCAGGAGACCAAAGGGTTGTGACTTCCCTTGGGTATTTAACTGCGAAAGAACTCAATGAAACTGGTCAAAAGTTGGAATTGTTTAACAATAAAGAAATGGTTTTATCATCTGAAATGAAGTTAAGAGCAGAACAGGAAGATGTATACAAAATCATTTTAGAAAATGGGATGGAACATAAAGTGACACCATACCATGGTATTCCAGTTTTAAAATCTTCTCGTAAAATTGAAAGGGTTGAGTGTAAAGACTTGAGAGTAGGTGACGTGGTTATGGTACAAACGAAGAAAGGTTTATTTGGTACCAAAGAAATGATAGATGAGGCTTTTTTGTTGGGTATGTATCAATCAGATGGGACACAAAGTGAGGGATCAATTATGCTTGATTTGTGGGAAAATGATTTTGATTTAGTCGAGGATATAGAAAATAGACTTCAAAAATTGTATTCTAAATATGAATACAAACCAAGATACTCGAACAAAGGAGGAAAATTCATAGATTGTACTGTTTCATTTTCACCTGTTAAGAAAAAGAGATTAACAACCGACTTTTTCAAAAAAACTTTCCCATTTAACAAAGGATATGTACCAAGTTGGATTTGGGAATCAAATGAAGAAACACAATGGTCATATCTAAAAGGTTTGTTCTATGCCGATGGTTCAGTATTCGTTAGTAAATCGCGAGGTAACCCAATTCAATTGTGTTATGCCGATATAAATTTAGATTTTCTCAAAGAGCTACAACTTATTTTCAATAATTTAGGACTTCAATCTTCCATTAGATTACTTACAAAGGGTGGAGATAGACTACTACCAAATGGTAAAGGAGGACAATCAATTTATAAAACCAAAGATTGTTATAGATTAATAATTGGAAATAAAAATGATGCTTTGATATTGAATACTAAGACTGGATTTTTAGACAGAAAAAATATTATCTTAGATGAAAAAGAATACAGAGATAACACCAAAAAAGGTTATAAAGTTAGATCTATTGAGTATGTAGGTAAAGAGGATGTCTATTGCCCAACAATCAATAACGATGAACACCTTTTTGTTTCACAAGGAATGTTAACATACAATTGCACTGAAATTCTAGAATATACAGACAAAAACGAGATTGCGGTTTGTAATTTAGCGTCAGTAGCACTTCCTAAATTTGTGGACATTCCATCAGGAAAAGTACGTGAGAAAAACAAAAAGTTGCGGACTTACAACTTCCAAAAGTTATATGAAGTTGTTTATCAAATGACAATTAACTTGAATCAAGTAATCGATATAAATTATTATCCTACAATAGAAACAAGAACTTCAAATTTCAAACATAGACCTATAGGTTTAGGAGTGCAGGGTTTAGCGGATACCTTTGTAATGTTATCCTTACCTTTTGAAAGTCCTGAGGCTCAAAAATTGAATAGTGAAATATTTGAAACAATTTATTTTGCGGCGTTGTCAGCATCAAAAGATTTGGCAATGAAACATGGTCCATATGAAACATACGAAGGATCACCAGCATCATTTGGAAAGTTACAATTTGATTTGTGGGATGTCAGTATGGAGAATCTTTCAGGTTTATGGGATTGGAGTACATTAAAATCTCAAATTGAAAAACATGGACTTAGAAATTCCTTACTTGTAGCTCCGATGCCTACCGCGAGTACCGCACAAATTCTTGGTAATAACGAATGTTTTGAACCTTTTACAACTAACTTATACAAAAGAAATGTATTAAGTGGTGAATTTGTAATCATCAATAAACATTTGGTTGAGGATTTGGTTAACCTTGGACTTTGGAACGATAGAATTCGATTGAAACTATTTGACGGAAATGGTTCAGTCCAAAAGATAGATGAAATACCATCTGAGATCAGAGAAGTTTACAAAACTGTTTGGGAAATGAAGGGTAAAACTATTTTGGATATGGCTCGAGACAGAGCAATTTTTATTGACCAATCACAATCTCTAAACATTTTTATGCAAGATGTAACACAGTCTAAGTTATCTTCGGCACATATGTATGGATGGAAATTAGGATTAAAAACAGGAATGTATTATTTGAGAACTAAGGCTAAAGCTGCGGCGATCAAAGGATTGGGTATTGATATGTCAGAGTTGAATATTTTAGAAACACAAGAAAGTTTCAAACCTAAACCACTCGAAAACAATAATTTGACATTGACAGAAGATATGATAAACAAAGTTTGTTCTTTAGATGATCCAAATTGTTTGACATGTAGTTCATAGAACTACATCACAAAATTCAAGGTGGTATATTTATACATATGGCTCAAGGAAAGACATATGGTATAAGTTTTCCATTCGTGGATAGTATGGAAGGTAAGTATTTGGAGTTAACTGAATATGTTGCTGAAGAAATCCGAACGAATCTTATTCATCTTTTACTCACAAGAAAAGGTAGTAGATATTTTCTACCGAATTTTGGGACTAGATTGTATGAATACATTTTTCAACCAATGGACGGACCCACCTTTTCTGAAATTGAATCTGAGATACGAGACTCTGTACAACAATTTTTACCCAACTTACAAATCACAAATATAGTCATACAGGCAGCTTCTGATGAAGCTGCTGGCATGACAGTGACAACTGCGGGAAATGTGGTTAATCCTGAGTTATCAATACCAAATCAAAATGTCTCAGAATATACAGCTAAAGTTAGAATTGATTACGCAATTTCTAACGATGTCTTTAATTCTAAAGATTTTGTAATTATTAATATCTAATATGGCTGAAAGAAAAATATCATACACTGCGAGAGATTTTGTAACTATAAGACAGGAACTCATCAATTATACAAGGACATATTATCCTGAGTTAATTGACAACTTTAACGACGCTGCCGTATTTTCGGTATTTCTAGATCTTAACGCTGCGGTTGCGGACAATCTTCACTATAATATAGACAGAAGTATTCAGGAGACCGTACTTCAATTTGCACAACAAAGATCATCAATTTACAACATAGCAAGGACATATGGATTAAAAATTCCAGGTCAAAGACCTTCAGTTGCTTTGGTTGATTTTTCGATAACGGTACCTGCGTTTGGGGACAAAGAAGATGAACGGTACTTAGGTATTCTAAGAAGGGGAAGTCAAGTAATTGGTGCAGGTCAAATATTTGAAACGGTATATGACGTTAATTTTGCATCACCTTTCAATGTTGATGGGATTCCCAATAGGTTGAAAATACCTAATTTCGATGTAAATAATAACCTAATTAATTACACA